TAGAGTGTGTTGATCACACCCGATGCTACCGGTAAGTATCTTTCTAAATTGTCAAAGTCTGTTGTTTTCTCTAAGAAGATCACTTTAGATGAAGCATTCACCGTTGGCGCAACAATTTGTTTGAAGACATCCGGATCGTCTGCCACTCCGTCGCTGTCGCTGTCTGCGTAACTGACCAACACTTTAAAATTGTCAATAAAACCATCTGTCTCCACTTCCTGACCAATGATATCTAATTTAAGATCTGTGGTAAGATTGGAACTTACATCAGGTTTGCTGTTCATTTTTAATACATTAACAAGATCATTAACAGTTTTGCCTGTCTTAGGATCAAATATCTTATCTTTCGTATCATATATGAATCTATTTTCCTGTACACTCGCAAAATAATAGTTTAGATTTCTATATTTTACAGTGTATGTCTCACCATCTGTGGTAAACTGAACTAACCAACTTGCGTCACGCTGTAATCTGTCAATATTCTTAGCAAATGATGATGACCAAGCGGCATCCTTGTCAAGGTTGTCAGCTGTTATTAAATACCATGATGATGTTGCGTTGTCGTAACCTATGCCAAAATCTCTATATAGCTCAACCTGTTCGATCATTGATGTTTCAAATGCTGACGGCAAATCAGTGACCAATTTGGCAATGACTTCTGTGGGTATGGCTCCTGTTGGAACAAATTGATTCAATGTTACCGGTCCGGATCCGTCACTTAGATTACCGTTACCAAAATTAGTACCGTCCAGTGTTAACGCTGAGATTGTTGACCATAAGACCAATTTTTCGTTCGCTCCACTTGGTGTGCCTGCTTTTAATCTATTGTTACTGTCAAAGAAATATCCTGTTGGTGGCTCAAATTTAATTAAACTTCCCTGATCAATAAATTTAGCATTGTTTGAAACTGTACCACCAACAGGAACGGTGTTCTCTAAACTATTTTTAAAGTATCCAGTTGACTGGTTTGTTGTTGATGTTGCTTGTTGCCATAATATGTCAATACTGGTTAGGCTTGGTCTTACAAACTTGTCATGATAGAAGTGTGTAAATGCCCTAGATGATAGCACTGGCTCTAATTGATTTACTAATACGTTTGAAATATCATTGTTGTCAACAAATGTAAATGTAAAATTAGGATCCTCATAATTTCTATATATCATACCATCTGAACAGAATGTGTTTGTGCTGGAATATTTCCCTGTAGGATCTAACAAATCAAGATATCTTGACAGACCAATACTTGATCTTCCTACTGCCTTTGATTTTAATATCGAAGTAAATTGTGTGTATGGAAAATTATTATAATCCTCACCATTGACCATCCTGTTCTGTGTGTAGTAACTTGAAGGTGCTCTGGTTTTGATCTCGTTCAAGTTCTCTCTAAACTTGGCATTTGTGATTGTTGTCTCTAGACTTAATGTAAATGATAATGTTTCGTTACGTCCGTTCTTGCTGACATAAGGCAATGATATCTGTACGTTCTGTAGATCAGATTGGTCTATGACATATTCTAGTCCGTTTGACGAACGTAGAAACGTTCTAAATGTTCCTACTGGTTGTTTAGCAAAAACTCCGTCTCCGAATACTAAACTAATTTGGTCGTTGCCTCTAGACTTGACAGAGAACACACGTCTTAATTGGTTGTTCGTGCTTGGTGTCGCTCCCACTCCAAAGATGTTGTCTACCTTGTTCCATTCAGTTAGGCTTCGTCCTTCATTCTCTACTTCAAAAAGCCAGACGTCGTTATTATTAACTCCATCTAAGTCAATATCTACAGACCTATTGGCTATCCTTTCCTGTACAGTAAAGTCCTGGCTGATCAATGAACCTTGTTTAAAGTAAAAGAAGAAACCAGTTTTAGCACTGCCAAACCCTAGTTTGTCGTTGCGATACAGCACGTTCATCTGACCGTTCGTCTGTGGTGCTGGTTCATATATGAATGTTTTGTTTACCGATGTTGCCGACACTACTTCAAATGCCATGCTTCTACCATCTACTTCTTGTTGGAATGGTATCACTGGTAGATATCCGGCCGCTACGTTAAATTCATATTCGTCTGTTGTGATACCTAATATTTCTTGTTGGTTGGCTGATCGACCTACACGTTGTCCAGAGACAAATGCCGCATTCATTATTGAAACAAATTGCTCATACCAATCAACGTTTGTTGGATCATTCCAATTAACTGTTAGTCCGGATAGATTAAAACCATTATAATCTATTACGCTTTCGGTAGTTGTGACACTGGTTACCTTTAGATACCCCTCTGAGTTGGTGTTACGTTTGGGTGTATATCCAACAAGCTCTGCTAACTTGACTACTGAATCTCTACGTTCGGCAGTGCTAAGGAAGTTTTCTCTGGTATTTAGGTCACTACGGAACGACAGGCCCTGTCCCATAAATGCTATGAGATCTAATAATGCTACGAATTCTGATGACTCCACATAGTCATTGAATGTCTCAGGGTAGTACAATCTGAGATAGTCAACCATTGACTTTCTTAAGGTCTCATAGTCGTAGCTCTGAAGGTCTGCTTCACGGAATGTTTGGTATAACTTCTTCCAATCCTCCGCACCAAATATTGCTGTTTGTCTTGTAGTCTTAGCCATAGTGTCTCTCTGTTATCCAGTATTTATCACCTTAGATAACTGCGTACTTTATAATTTAATACGGAGATATTATATTAGTTGTAGTGTCTGTTCGTCTTTGTTAAAAAACAAACTTAGTCGTTGTTGTTCTGATGTTGGAAGAACTGTTATGAATAGTTCCACTAGAATGCCATTAGGCTGAGTATACGCCTGTGCGTCTTCAAATCTAACACGAGGGTCTTGTTGGATGGTCTCTCTTAGTTCCTGTTGTAACTGTTTAAGTACTTGGTCAGTTAATGGCTCAAATATTAGACCCCATAAATCTGTTCCGTAATCTGGACGTCCTAACTTCTCGCCTTTCCTAATCAATAGACTATTGAGAACGTCACGCACCACGAGATCATAATCCGTGAGAGTAAACTTTCTCTTCTTTCCTATAGTATTGAATCCAATATAAGTAGCCATGCTAATATTTATCTATTAAAATTTAGGGTACGGAACCTTGCCGCTACTGCTAAATGCCTCGGCGGCACTGTCAATACCGCTTCTCTGTGTCGTATTAGCATACCCGCCGGGTGAACTAAAGCCACTGAGATCAGGTGTTATCTTAGTGTCAACGAATTTTGTTGAGTATTGAGCATTTCTCAAAGTTTGGCTCATGTCGTTTGACAATGATTGGGAGATATCCTGACTGTTGTTAGTCCACGCTATCACCTTGTCATTACCGTACCTGGCACTAGCATTAAGAATACCGGCAATATCCTCTGGCGATTCAGTTCCTTTAAGGACTCCATTAGCTTTTAATTTGCTAAGGTCATTTGAATACACATCTTGTATTACTCTATCCTGTGTACTCTGTGAATTGAGGAATGTTGTGAGATTTTCTGCTCCTCCTTTGTTGGTCCAGACATTGGTGTTTGACAGCACTTTTTCAAAGTCAGTTTTAGTCCGACCAAATGCGTCAGTTGATGTTCTTGATGGGTCTGATAAGAAGTTTGCTGTTGTTCCTGGTTTGAGATAACCTGTTTCTTCTAACTGCGTTGGACTGAGTCCAAACTTACCTAGACCGTTTTCTATAGAAAATTCGTCAAAGCGTTGATTGGTCTCTTTGCCTAACTGTGCCATTATTCCTGTGGTCTGGTCAACATTTAAAGTACCTATGCCTTTAGTTGCTTTGGCCTGTGCTGTATATTGGTCCAGTCCTATTCCGTCAGGTGTCTTGGCCAGTGCCTGCTCAATTTTAGCCTGTGTTTTAGCGGGTGCTGACGAAACTGTTTCTGCTCCTAGATCTGCTGAATTTTCTATTCCTAGTCCGTGATATGGATAAGGTTCGTGTGTTGGTGCTCTGCTTGTAATGGTTTCTAACGTGCCGGTTTCAACTTGCCAACCTGTTTGATCATTAAATTTAGTGTCAGGTAGTTTATTTTTACGTATGGTTTTAACTGGTGTTGCTGGTAAACCACCGCCTCCGTTAAGATTTATACATCCTGCTTCAATTGGAACAGAATCACCTGCCTTAATACTGGTTGTCTTGTCTGCCTGAAGTGCGATGACACCATCAGACCTAGCTGATATCCTAGACTTGCTGTATAACTTGATATCTGTGTCTCCTCGTTGATTTAATGTCAACGATTCTAAATTTATTTCTTGCTTACCATACATATTGATCTTGGTGCCTGCTGACATATTAATTTCCTTGTCAGCATGTAGGTTGATACTGCCTTGTGTCCTCACATTGACAGAGTTTGTGGAAAATACATCTACAGTACCTTCCTTGCCGAGCTCGAGCCATGTCTGTCCGTTAGCATGTATGATATAGAATGAATCACCGTCATCACTCATTGTGATTTGGTGACCTTTGGCAGTTCTAATTCTAATAACTTGGTCTTTACCTGATATGTCACCATCGTCTAAGACAACGCTGTGCCCACCACGTCGGCCAACTACCTTGATCTGATCAGAAGTGATCTCTCCCTTTTCTAACTGTGTCTTAATAGTAGTTTCAGACATCCCTCCCTCATATATAGGAAGGCCCGGAGTACTGAGACCAAACACCTTGCTAGGCGATTCTCTATGGCTGGAACTCGTTATGGGTCCACGAGTTGTGTCAGTTATCAGCCCCTGTTGAAACAATTCATACGCCAACACTTCATGTACTGGTTTAGCTTGATCATAATATCTTGGATTCTCAATGACCGAGTTATTCATGTCATTGATCTCTGTTACTGGTACTTGACTAGCGCCTGCTAGGTATTTTGAAGTTGATGAATTTTGTACATACTTGGTCGATGCTCCAATCGCTGGTAACATGTGACCCAATCCTCTGGTTGGAACACAGGCTATGTAGTAACCTTCGTCCGGACTGCCACCTATGAATATACAAATAACTCTTGTGCCTATGTCTGGTGGTGTGAACCACATGCCATAGGTGTGCTTGTTGCCAACGAACTCGCCCGTGCCATCTACACTGTTACGCATACTTTCATCCATCCTGCCTATGTCACCATAGAAGGGAGATGCGTAGTTGACGGTTCTCCAGTTGCTTTCGTCATTTGGATTTTCGCCACCAAATTGTTCTATATAGACTTGAAGCCTGCCTTTCCTTGTAGGATCTACGTTGTTCTTGACCGTTCCTATAAACGGCCCAAACTCCGAGGGTACTCCCTCTTTATCGTATTTGTAGGCCTTTCCTCGCCCTATATTTCTTTGTATATTTTCTGCCATGTTTCTATTTAACTCGCATCATCATCTGGTGCTTGGAAAGTCGCACCTGATAAGGTCAATCCACCTAGAACCGGAGTTACCCTTGTTGGTCCAGAACTAGTTGTTCCTAGTCTAGGAGTAGAAGCTGATGAAGAACGTCCTACTACATTGACTACCGGAGATCTTATTGATAATGTTTCATCTCTACCTACATTATCCCCATTGGTTTCTTTGGTACTATTAGCCACACCTGATTCTTGGAACTCACGCATAATTCCGTTTACCTCTTGAGTGAATTGGCCATTATTAAATTTATTTGTTACTTTTGTAAGACAGTATATCATACCGTCGGTGCCTGTGATGTCTCTCTGTTTGGTAGATTTCTTCTCTATTGCTTTGATTTCAACTGTACCAGTCTCATCATTGTAGTCTTCAATGGTGTTCCAATTAATTTCTACCAATGTCTCAAAGCCATCCATGTTGATAGTTCCGTCAGGTAGAAATCTGTCGTTATATTCTCCCAATCCATAGAACACATCATTCTGTACGATGTAGGCTGGGTCACCATATATTTCCATACGCAGTTGAGCATAGTCTGTAGGTGAATACAGTACACTAGCACCTCTGGCCGCAGGTTCTGATGATTTAGCATCAACACCTCCTGAACTTGCTGTGGGTGGTTCTACAACCTTAGCATGTTGATCATCCTTGTTAGCACTGTCTGTGGGCAACTTAGGAACTTCCTGTCCTATACCTATGTAATATAGAGCATTGTAGTCAACCTCATAACTCAATACTTCTGTGTTTTCTCCTGTAAACCAATAATTATATTTCTTGTGTACTCCGTAAAACTTAGATTTGGGGAAGAATTCACTCTTAAGATCACTGACCTGAGATGGTACTACAACATATTCAATTTCGTATGCCCAATCGTTTCTTATCTCGTCCCACCCTATAGGTTTAGTGTTGACTCCAATACGGAACCATGCCATGACCTCATTACTCTTTTCATTTTGTTTAGGGTCTCCAGTATTTGGATCAAGATGAAATGTCTGTTGATCTGTAATATAAGTGCTAGTCCTGGTTACGGTATCAATGAACTGCTGAAACTGTTGACCAGCATTGGCGCTAATCAAAAATGTTTCACCGTCTACCTGACCTCGGGATGATAGATATACGCTGGCTCCAAGTCCTGGATCTGACATCGCTGTTTTTTCTTTTTTAACCGTGCCTGGTGGTTTAATCCTTGCTGATGCCATACCTGAGGGAATATCAAATGTTACTTTATATTTGTCAGCAATTCCTATCTTGCCTTCATCAGCAAGTTTTTTCATTCTGTTATTCATTGCTGTAACTAATCCTGTACTGATGGAAGTCTTGCTGGTTGTATTAACCCCTGCTGGTTGTGTCAACACCGCCGGTTGGTTCTCTCTGCCACCTGTTGCGGCATTCACAGTTGTTATCTCTCTAGTATCGTCTGTGCCATTAAACAGATCATTTAGTGTTTGGCCTTTGATCTCAACCTGGAAGGGTATCGCGGCTCTCTTCTGGCCAAAGCCCTCATTATGATTGGCTGATAGTCCTTCTACGTTATATTCAACAGCACCAGTTGTAGCCTTTGAGGTTATCTTGT